TGAGTCTCCTCGTTTAAGATGTCTGCGATCGCTGCCGCGACTGTAGATTTTCCAACCTGCTTCGCACCGGTTAAAGCGATGATTCTCATACTGTCTTAAAGTGTCGAGTGAGTAGTCCCTCTGTCTTATGATACTCGAACGCGCTTGCTCCCTTTTGAGATCCGACAAAACCTGCTCCGGCATGCCATGCGTCTGTAGCGCATAGAGCTTCGAGATACTCGACGACCAGACCGCTCTGCTCATCGATAACGACAGGAGCGATCGTCTTCTTATGATGAACGTGTCCGCATTTCAGATGTCGATACTTTGTGGCTCCCCATTCTTTAGCGAACTCTGCCGCTATAATCATTGCCCACTTCTGCGCCGCTATTCTGTCGCCGTGCGCCCAGAGTAGAAGGTTGTCTCCCCAGATTAAATGCTTGCGAGGATTAGGAGTCGTCTTGATCTCTACGTTCGAGCAGTTCGAGTAGTAAGCCTCTAGGACGCGAGCTAACCAGAGTTCTGAGTGAGAGGAGTGATTACCCTCTAGGACGACGATCTCGATCTCTGGAGCTATTCTGGCGGCAATATCGACGCATTCCCTGCAGGCTGCTATAATGTAGTTTACGATCCTGTGATATCGACTATCAGCGTCGAGAGGATGACCGCTCGACGGAGTCCGGTTACTGCGATCGTCTACGTGAAGCATGTCGCCGCCGAAGACCAGAACGCATTTGCTAGGATTGTTAGCTCTGGCGGCTAGAGCTTGAGTCGCCTCGATCATTCTCTGCGCTGCAATGTCGCAGTTATAGTCTGAGTCGAGAGTCTCTCTCTCGTCCGCATACATGCCGACGTGAGCGTCGAATAGATCGATCTCGAACAGAACGTCCTCTCCCGTCTTCCTGCTCTTCTTAGTCTTGGAGACCTTAGCCTTGCCCTTCACCTGCTCGCAGAGTCCGTCTACGACCTCCTGCATGAGTTCTATCGTAGGATGCTGACGACGCCATTCCTGTATGACGTTGCCGTCTGCGTCGAACTGGACGGTAGATTTTCCGATCGACAGATGCGATGGTATGGGAGCCGGAGACTTCCACGGAACCTCTCCGAGCCTCTCTAGCCTCGCTATGAGTTTTCTGACAGTAGACTCGTCCTTCCTTAAAAGTCTAGCTGCGCCTCGATATGAACCTGCAGAGATGTAAGCATCTACGCAGAGCTGTTGGTTTTCGTCTAGTGCCATATTCTATTTAACCTGCGAGGATCCGAAGTAAAAGCCTACGATCGCTAGAGCGGTCTGTCTTACTTCTGGCAGAATAACGTAGCCGCTAATCTGATCCCATCTCACAGTTTTAAATAGTCCGAAAATTCCGTCCGTCTCTCGACTGACGCTGACTCCGATATCAGTAAATGCGACGACAGTCGGAACGACTATGATCGCGAATAGGACGACGCATGTGATAACGCGCCGCATTAAAGCTCCACCTCTATTTGCCGCCTCATTAGCCGAGGCGTCTGCTACCTGTTGCTTCGCTAGAGTCTGCTCGAATAGTCGAGCCTGTGTCTCCGCTTGGTTAGCGATCATCTTCATTATGAAGCCGCTTACGCCGCCTCCGAGCATTGCTAGTAGTTCTGGTGTCATGTTATTTTTTTAGTAGTTCTTTGATTACCTTGATTGCAGATGCCGTCATATAAATGAAGGTCGCTAGTCCTACGCAGAAACCAAGAGTCCCATTGACCGGAGAAATTTCAACAGTCGCGATGAAGCCTCCTGTTCCGATTATTGATTTGTATATGATGTCTTCCATTTTCTATGGAGCTAAAGGAAACTCTACTTTGACGTTGTTGTCAATGTTGTCAGTAAGGTCGCGAAGCTTCTGACGGTATTCAGCCCAAGAGAATACCTCGGCTTCGGCAAGCGGTGAGTTATTTAACTGCGTCCAATCGGACTCAGCGAGTAGTCGATTGCGTTCTGGACGTAAGGACTCCTTTATTGCTTCAGGGTTATCATTAAATAACTTCTCCTTTAAAGTAATTAAGTTTCCTTCAACTAGGAACAACGGTTCGCTTGAAGCTTCGACCTGCTTAGCTTTTTCGTTTGATATAGATACCATTTTGTTGCCTTCAGCGATGAACTTGAACTCATCTTTTGACGAACGAAGGACTCTGCCCCTTGAGTTAATTACTGCATATTTCATAAATTATTTATCCAGTTAAATTTTTGGTTAAGTTGTTCTGAAAGCGAACGACCAAGAATCTCGTGCCAGTCTTTTTTTAAAGGTTTTATTTCTTGTCGAATAACGTGATCTCCGTAGGGAAAACCAACATCGTATTCTTGAGTGTATTGCTCTACATTAGAAGTATCGTGAATAAACTGCTCTTCGCCTAGATACTCCCAAATTCGGTTCATTACTTGCTGAGGTTTTTCAGTTAAGTCCTCAGCGTGAACAAACATAAGTTTATCTCCGAATCGTTCCTTAGCTTCGTGCAATCTCTCAATAGCAATTCCGATAGGAGGACTCTGTAGCCATCCATTTACCCGTTTATCAATTGTTGTCCAGTTTTGGGGATTCTCTTTCTCAATGCCATTGAATACCTCTGGATGCTGTCTGCGTTTTTTCTCCATACTGGACAGAACGCCTCTAATGTCACGAACAGGAACAAGAACCTTAGCGTCCTCCCAAACCTTAAATAGCTGGTCAAGATGACCAACCCAAGATCGGCACTTGTCCACGATTACAGGTCTGTCCGTGATGTTATTGAAAGCATTCTCGCAACCAGCTTTGACGTAGTCCAGATACATAGGCTCAAGGACATTCTTCATATCTACTGCTTTTGCTTCTTCAGTTTGAAAAACTTGCCGAGCGATGTAGCCTATTTCGTGCAAGGCACTAGTAGGAGTAGCGTGAACCTTTGGATTCTGTGCTAGTAGATTGCAGAGTAGCGTTGAGCAAGCTCTTGGAAGACCAGATACGAAATGTAATTTTTTACTCATATAGGCATCCAACTATTACAAGTCTTTTACAACTGTCAAGCCGTCTAATGTAAGCCCGTATCCTGTGGCTAATGTTGGAACGTGAATTTCCGTAGTATTAACGTAGCCGAATGCACCTGAAACTACGGTTGGAGGAGTCATACGCAAGCAGTTTATTGTTGTTAATGAAGCATTGTATCTAAATGCACCTGACCCAATCGTAGTCACGCTACTTGGAATCGTAAGACTGGTTAGTCCACCACTTGCGAATGCATAACCCCCAATCGAGGTAACGTTACTGGGAATCGTAATACTGGTTAGTCCACAATATTGAAATGCAGAACTGGGGATCGTAGTGAAACTAGCATTAGTTGGAAGAGTAACACTAGTCAAACTAGAGAATGCAAATGCACTACCTCCAATCGAGGTCACGCTGTCTGGGATCGTAAGACTAGATATTGAACCGTATGAAAATGCAGAAGAGCCAATCGTTGTAACGCTGTCTGGGATCGTAAGACTGGTTAAACTATTGTAAACGAATGCACCAGACGAAATCGTAGTGAAACTAGCATTAGTTGGAAGAGTAATGCTAGTCAAAGTAGAATATATAAATGCGTAATCCCCAATCGTAGTCACGCTGTTGGGAAGCTTAAGCGACCCACTTATATAAGACCCACCGAATCCGTAATTAGCAATTGTTGTTAAACCCGAAGCAATGGTGATGTTAAAATTACCGCTATACTGGAAGGAATAAGACCCAATCGAAGTCACATTACTGCCAATATAAATATCATCCAAAGTGCTTTGATTTTTGAAGCCACTAGTGCCTGTAATACTTGTTAGATTCTGTGTTCGCTCTGTGCTTCCCAGAAAGTCAGTTGTGAAGGGATAACTAACAGCATTAGCCTGCCAAGATGCTCCTCCTGTAGCGTCTGAGGTTAAGACATATCCTGAAGCAGCTCCTGTGCTGATACCAACTCCACCTTTAAACTCTGCTCCTTTTTCAAAGTCTACACCTTCTTCAAAGGTTACGTCGCCATATACTTGAAGTCCACTATTCAAATCGACATCGCCATCGACTGTGAGATCGCCTACGATATCTGGATCAGGAAAGGACTGAAGGAACACTGTAGCCTCGGCAGGCATTGATCCACCGGACGGAACTGAACCAGAAAAGCTGTGACCGATGACCTCTCCGTTAAGAGATACTTTAGCTTGTAAAACTGTGCGGACGTTTCCTTCGCTGGAAGTAAGCTCGACCTCGAAGAACGTATTTACGGAACTAGATTGCGCTATAAGCTCGTAGAGTCCTGCAGTAGCTAGCGAGAGAGTTCCTCTCACTCCGTTGCCGGCGATGTTTGTGAATGTATTCGTAAACGCTAGAGGATCTCTGAAGAGCCTCCAGAGCCAGACCTCTTTAGTCGTAGCGTCTCCAGTTACTAATCTACTGACGCTTACCGTGCTTCGAGGCTGCAGCAAAGTGATGTCGAGGGATGGGATGGTTTGCGCTCCGACTGCGTCAAATTGAATTTTGAACACGAAGTCAGTTAGCTTAGTCGTGACATTTGAGGAGGCAGCAGAAGCAACTACGGTCTGTAGGTCGGACGCTGAGTGATCGTAAGCTAGAGTATCAGACCCTGCTACTTCATAACTTCCAGACTCAGGTCGATCGTCGAGACCACCTATGCCGAGACGAATCGCAGAGTAGTCCTGTATATTTAAGATTCCTCCTGATCCCGTAAGGTATAGATCGAGTTCGATGCTATCGCCTACGACGAACTGAGTGAATTTTTGATTTCTTAGATCTGAGATGCCTCGAACTCGAGCTGATCTGAGGTTTTCAGTGTCAAAATTTATATATACAGACTGTCCCATTAAAAATACCCTCTATGTCAATTTACTCCTGCCATGCTTCGTGCTTCCTCACATGGTCGATCACTTGATCGAACGTCTCCTCTAGCTCAATAGGAGGACGCCACCCTGCCTCGTATATCTTACTGCTGTCTAGAGCGTATCGAAGATCGTGTCCTGCTCTTGTCTTGTGGAAATCTACAAACTCGTAGATGAGTTCTTTTCCCATGCGATCAGCAATCTTCTGGGCGAGTTCTAGGTTCGTGATCTCCTCTAGTCCTGCGATGTTAAACTTAGTCATCCGAGAATGTTGCTCGCCGTAGCAGGCGAAGTCTACCTCTTGGAGCATGAACAGCCAAGCGTCGGCAAGGTTCCTGCAGTCGATATACATTCTAGATCCTACCTTGTCCGGCTGTCCGTGAACCGTGACCGATTCTCCCTTGTGAACGCGAGAGACAATCTTCGGCAGATACTTCTCCGGATCCTGCATCGTGCCGATCATGTTCATGCAATGCGTGATCGCGATAGGAGTTCCGTATGTTCTCCAGTAGGCGAAGCATAGAGCGTCCTGTGCCGCCTTAGATGCCGCGTAGGGATTAGACGGAGCGATGACGTCCCACTCGTGATGACAGTGGTCTCCGTAAGCAGAGCCGAAGACTTCGTCTGTCGAGCAGTGGATAAACTTCTCTAGGCTAGGAAGCTCGCGAGCGTAGTGTAGAATGTTGCCGATCAGTCGAGTGTTTGATTCCCAGACGTAGATAGGATCTTCGATCGACGTGTCTACATGCGAGATCGAGGCGCAGTTTATGATGTAGTCTATATGTCCGATTCTAGACGCTGTTCGCTTCGAGATGGGAGCGTTAAGATCGTGACAGATCATCGAGTATCGAAGATCTGCAGAGACTCGCTCTGCGTCGCCTAAATGACGAAAAGAGTCGAGTCCGACCACTTCCCAGTCTGTTTTTTCTAATGCCCACTTCGCCGTATGAGATCCGACGAAGCCTGCGCTCCCTGTTATTAGTAGTCTTTTTTTCATATAAATTTATGGAACGGAACTCGACGATACCGTAGATGCCCTCTGGTCTCTCCCTCTGTTTCGTGATAAGACTTGAGAGTAGTAAGTCCTCCCTCTGCTTTTTCGTCTCTTACGACGTGATCGCAGACCGTGTGAGTGATGCAACATAATCGCAGTCCTTCCGGATGCCATTTGTGCCAGTTGAGGTATAAATCCTGTGTCCCCCCTCCATCGTATCCATCAAAGTGAGCTAGGGATGCTGCCCGCTTGCTCATGAGAGTGCATCCGAGTCCAGTCCAGTCCGTCTCGATGACTGCGCCTCGACCTGTGCCGACGTGACTGTTGTCTAGCCATCCTCTGCGCCTCCACTTCTTAGAATTAAGCTCGAAGACATTGCCGCTAGGAGGGCATTTTTTTATTCGCTCCCGTATTCTGCCCATTCTCTCATGCTCCTTGTCAAATAATTCTCGGCTCATATCCTTGCTCTGCAGCCTCTCCTCACAAGAGTCTATGAGTAGCTGCAACTTGCTGGGAATGATTCTTTCCTCTGGCAGAAAGTCCTCTGCAATCGGATGCCTATAGCTTCCATATCCTCCTAGGAAGCTCCCGCCTCCCTGCGAAGGATAAGTGACGAAAGAGACGTCGTAGTAGCCTCCATCGAAGCGTAGCATATCTAGAGAGACAGATAGAGCATTGTGAGGAACTAGAACGTCCGCTTCGACGCTCCAGAGAAAGTCGCATCCCCATCTTCGAGCTGCGTCAAATCCTGTAGACTGCAAAGAGGCTATTAGGATCTGCCGATCTTTTTTGTAATGCTCCCCGCTCTCCTCCATGTCGATCGCTATGATCTCTCTATCCTCGAAGTCTGCCGCCAAGACATCGACTGCCTTTTTGCTCGCCTTGTCAGTTACTACTATGAGCCGATGATCGAACTCCTCGGTCTCGTGATCGATCGCCGTCCTAGTTCGACGAAGACAAACGCTCAAGGGATCGAGATATGATTTAGTCGCTACGATGACTGTCGCTATTTTAATAGTATATATCTTTCTGTCTTGCATAAGTTTTAGTAACTAGCTGAGATCCGTATCTATTTTCTGATCCTGCAATTGCCTCATTCGCTGTAGATATAAAATATACCCCGCCTAAGTCAAGCTCTGTGGTAGTGAATCCCGAATCGGATAAGTCTCCAGATATTTCTGTAGTAATACCAGAGTCGTTTCGATCTACTAATGTAAATTTCAAACTCTGCGCGTAGCTTAGAGTCCCGTTAGAGCCATAGTGCTGGCATCCTCCGAAATAAAATTCATACGTATCATAAAATCCATTGCCCCCAAAGAATCGTCCCTCATCGTATGTTGTAAAGTCTTGCATGGTGACAGCACCATCGACATTATCGAAAAAAGTGTTAAAAACTTTATGACCGACATAAGTTTGTTTAGCAGTCGCAGTTTCTCCGTCGGACAGAGTGCTTACGGTTGTGAAGCTTCCTGCAAAAGTTGCTCTAGATTCTTTTCTGCCGCTCGTATCGTCATAGGTTATGCTGTTTTTCAAGTTATCGTAAACAGTCAATTCTTCATCCCTAATCAGATAATTAAATCCGTTAATAGAATATCTTTGAGCAACAGGAATGTCGTAGCTTTGGTCGTCCCTTGTAGTAATTGTATGCAATGTCGCTTCCGCTTCTGCGCCTTCGTATGTTTGAATAGTAGTCGTCAGAATATTTTCCGTGTATTTTATTTCTGGAGGAAAGCAATTGTTTCGATCGCTTATATTTGTATTGCTTTGCGATATATACCTCATTCCTAATTTCGCGCTAGAAAAAGTAATGAAAGTCCCTGCAGGCACAGCACTCGAAATAATATTTCTTCCTATATCTATAGAAGTAAAAGTTTTACTCATGCTCCCGCCAACGACTCCAAAAAAATTATTTTTGTAGCTCGTGAAAGTCGTATAACCGCGCATTCTATTTGTAGTTAGTTCCTCCACATTAGTCCCGTCGAAATAAGTATCAGTAATCACTATATCCATATTGTGGAAGGTTCCGACAATCGTATATGTGTTAGCATATGGAGAACTTTGAATTGAAATTACGCGCTCGGTGGTTAAGGTAGATTTTCTGTCTGTATCTGCGCTAGTAGTTCCAAGGTATATCACAGAACTGCCTTCGACCGTATCGTAGGATGTAGCGGGTGATCCTCCGAAATTATGGTTTCTATAGTATGTATTCGTCGGAGAGCCGGAGCCGATTTCGATGACAGTAGTTGTGACACTAGAGTTATTTATGTATTCTAGATCACCCTCGGTGGTCGTCGCAGGTATTGTAAAAGTAAAATCTTCAGCGTCAGTAGTGGTGTTGGTGGTGTCAGTATCAGAACTTGCTATGGCATTCTCCTGACTGTATGTAACTATTCGTCTATTTGTATTTATTTCTACGCTCGTAGAAACTTGATCTGTTCCGAATGTAGTAAAATCTAAAGAATTTTCTACAGAGGTAATATCAGTAAATCCATAAACTCCCCATCCACCTTCATATACTCTTGTAGACACCTCGTAATATCTGTAATTGTATGGAGATGTAACAATATCTTCGGTTAATTCCACTGAGGAGGATGAGACCCCCTCTTTTGTTTGGGAAATTTCAGTAGACTCTAAAATGTAACTTCTCATAGTGTCTGTATAGCTAGATGGCAAGTTATAAACCCTTGAGATCTCTGTAGATGTAGAAGCCGTAGAATTAACCTCCAATACGATTGAATCTGTAGAAGTGAAGTATGACCTAGAAGAGCCTATACTGCCTAAGTTACCACTACGAGTAGATGATCCAGTCTGAGTCGATTCGATAGCTGTGGTCTCATAACTAGTAGAAGTTCCGTCCGTAGATGTGCTTCCTGTCACGAATTGCCCAGCATTCCCATCGTCATCGTAAGTTATTAAGGTCAGTCCTTGCTGGTCGTTAGTAGCCCCAGTTTGAGTTCGTGATATGCCGGCTCCTCCTCTGATTATTCGATTCGTAGAAAAAGTCGAAAACACGCTCCGTCCGTCTTCGTCCGACGAATACTCTATGAGCGTGTCCCGAGTCTCTTCCGTAGTTTTTGCCGCATCTTGGAACACCACGAAGGTTTGATTGAGAGTATAACCGGAGTTAGTTCTTGTTTCGTCACCATATATTGTAGTCCCCGCAGCATTGCTTGCAGTTAGCCCTCCTGATACCTTCTCTATCGGTGAACGGCTTTCTGCTTTTGATTCTATAGTCCCACCATCCGATCTATTTTTACGTGAGTATGAGTAAGAATAACTATCGTCAGTAGCTCCGATAGAGGTTTGTGAGAATGCGAATACACCCGCACGACTAGAGGAGAAGTTATTGTTTGAATTGCTATTAGAAAAAGTATTGTTTGTCGAACTGAAAGTCCTAGTGCTTTGAAAACGCCCGTAATCTCTAGTTTGTGATCCCGAATGTTCGGTGTCGCCAGAGCTGTAGCCGGCATTTGTTGCCGTCGATCCAGTCCTTTGCGTGTAAGTTACGCCTTCTGCATCCGAATTGTAAGTAGTTCCATATGTCAATAGCCCGTCAGATGCTCCGCTTTCTACTTCCTGATCAATGTCAATTGTGTGATTAGAATAGGAACCATCGGGATCAGTTCCAGTATAGTTATACTCAGTGTTTGTAGCAAGTTTAGTCTTACCCGCGTTAAATCTGCTATCATCACTTGCAAGATAAACTACAGAGCTAATGTATGAAATTTGATTTCTGGAAGGCGGCGGCGTGTAGTCCATCTCAAGTTAAGATAATACCCAGCTATAGTATATGTCGTGATCGTATTCTCCTATGTCTACCGTTTCTTTAGGTGTTTCATAAATTGCGCTAGGTCTAGCTGTTAAATTTCCAGTTCTTAATTGGTAAAAACTTAGATCGTTTATAATGCCTATTAGAATTTTAAAGTCGCCGGGAGCTTTATCTTTTTCTAGTCCGAATGCGTCTGGAGGAGACGATTCAATTTTCAGTTCTGCTGAAGTGATCTCAGAATTGTTGTTTATTCTTACGTCTACACACAAATATTGATTCGATTCGCTTGCGTTATAGTCTACTCCTCCTACCGGAAGTATCAATTCGTTATTTATTGTAGCGGGATTTACTAAAACTTTTTCGCTCGTGACCTCCATTATTTCTAGAGGCGCGTAAGCTCGAGGATCAGGATCGCCATCATCTCTTATAGATAAAATCAGCCCCCCGCCTTGATCCGATGCTACCTCTATCCCGTTTTCGCCTCTAGAATTTGTGATAGCATTTATAGTGTCTATAATCTCATTAGCCTTATCTGTATCTAATAAAGACGGAGCTTCCCCTCTTTGCAATCTTTCGATCATATTGTTACAGGAGCGATTATTTCATAGGTGTGTTTGTAGTATATATTACCCGCATAAACACCGCTCGCTATCCTAACTTTAGGCGATGGGGTAGATGTCTCAAATTGGAATGTGCTTTCTTGGTCTATAGATACATTTACTTGAGGATCGGCGTCTCTTAGGAAGTAACCGCAATTAAATGCGCCGTCACCGTAGGAATTAAGATCGGAAGAGATATCAAAATTCATTTGGAGAATATCCCCACTTAGAACTTGTTCGTCTGGGACATTTACATACTCATGCTTAACTCTGCAGGCTACATTTATAGTCCCGCTTTTTTCTTCAAAACTCGTATAGGCATCTTCATTAAAAAAATTTACGTCGCCAATAGATTGGACATTTAGATAGTTAAATAAATATGATGTATTTATCGTTATAGATCCACCTCCTATGACGCTTAATCCTTTGAACTTTAAATAAGGAATATTTAAAGTCTCGAAAGAATACCATACGGGAGGAACAGCAGCATACTTAGCTTCGATCTCGAAGATTCCGTTTCCTATATCTTTCACCCCTTCCTCGTATAAGAAGTAATCTGTCTTTTTCGGATGAGCAGTCCCGTTCAACGCAGGTTCGTATACTCCTTTGTTTTGAGCAAATTTTTCTACGACTACGTAAGATTTTGGAATCTTGGAATCTTTAATGAAGAAGTTAGATGTCTCGTCTAGGGTTAATCTAGTATCTAAACTCTGCGGTGTGTCGTCTGTTCTAGCCATGATTCTATTGAGATACGAATTTACCCTCTAGGGTTGTGTTAATTTTTTCGAGAAGACTTTGGGAGCCGTCTTTATCTATCTGCTTTTGTAAACCCGCCTGCATTTGGTCTTCGGTAAAAACCTTGCCTTTGCTACCGCCAACAAACTGTTGAAAATTACCTTTTCCGTCTCTCTCAAATCGAATATCTTTACCTCCCAGAAAGGAGGCTTGATCTCCAGCCTGTCCTTTTCCGTCTCTCTCAAATCGAATATCTTTACCTCCCATAAAGGAGGCTGGATCTCCAGCCTGTCCTTTGCCTGCTAGATTGGCTGCATCTTGAAGATCTCTTCCCGTTAGTTCGTTCCTAGGAGCATCTTTCGCTTCTCCTGCATCTCTCATTTTATTGGCTATGCGAGTGGCTTCTTCCTGCGAGACATTGTGATCGTTCATGATGTCTACGATGCTGTTTGCTAGATCTACCCTTCTCTCCATAGCAGCCTG